CAAGTAGCAGAGGTTACAGAATGACCTTCTTTAAGGTGGTTATAGCGTGTCTATTAGCTATTGGGGTTTATAACTTCGCTAGCGTAGCAGTGGAATTATCGCTTCGTAGTGATGTCTATGCTTGCAGTAGCGATAAACACGAATTACCTCCTGACGCTCAAAAACAATGCAAACGATTAACTAGAGGGCAATGGTGGCATCAATGACCAGTAAATTTTTAAAACATATTCCCTGTGAGGCTTGTGGCTCATCGGATGGAAATAGTCTATATGACGATGGACACACATACTGCCATGTATGCGAGAACTATGTTCCCGTTGATGGTGAAACAAAAACAATTGAAAAGAAACCAATGAACAAGGATTTAACATTTTATGACTCTTCTATTACTAGTGCTATTAGTGACCGCCTTATTAACTCTGCTACTTGCTTAAAGTATGGGGTTCGACAAGGGCAGGATAAACACTTCTACCCTTACTACGATAACGAAGGGACACTAACAGCAATCAAGACACGCAATGTATCGGAAAAGAATTTCTCTATCGCTGGGGACTTTAACTCTGCGACTTTGTTTGGTCAAAACCTATTCCCTGCTAATGGTAAATACTTAACTATCTGCGAAGGTGAATTAGATGCTCTAGCAGCCTATCAGATGACCGGTAGCAAGTATCCTGTTGTGTCTATCCGCAACGGAGCTAGTGCTGCTCTAAAGGACTGTAAGGCTCAGTTTGAATACATCGACTCATTCGAGAATATTCACCTATGCTTTGACGCTGATGAGGCTGGACAGAAAGCGGCTAACGCTGTGGCTGAACTCTTTGGCGGTAAGGTCAAAGTGATGAAGATGCGACAAGGATACAAAGATGCTTGCGACTATCTTAAATACGATTTAAACAAAGAGTTTATCGCTGACTGGTGGGCTAGTGAGAAGTATGTTCCTGACGGCATTATCGAAGGCTCTACGCTTTGGGAAGTTGTATCTAAGCCGATGGAGAAGGCAGAAGTAAACTATCCGTATGAGGGCTTAAACAAACTGACCTATGGAATTCGTAAGGGTGAGCTAGTCATGGTCACTGCTGGCTCTGGTCTTGGTAAATCACAATTCTTGCGTGAGATTGTATGGCACATCCTCAAGAACACTGACGACAATATCGGTATGATGTTTTTAGAAGAAGGTGTCCGTAAGACTGCACGTAGCCTGATGTCGCTGGCTATCAATAAACCAATTCATTTACCTGATGTAGAAGTTTCAGAAACGGAGTTAAAAGATGCGTTCGATAATACTTTGGGGACTAATCGCCTCTTTCTGTTTGACCATTTTGGTTCCAGTAGTCTTGATAACATTGTTAACCGAGTCCGATATATGGCTAAAGGTCTGGGCTGCGGTTTCGTTGTGCTTGACCATATCTCTATCATTGTGTCTGGCGGGGATGTTGGAGATGAACGAAAAGCATTAGACTCTATTATGACTCGTTTACGGATGTTGGTGCAGGAAACAGGTATCAGCCTTATCTGCGTATCACATCTCAAGCGTCCAGAGTCCAAAGGACACGAGGAAGGCGCTTCTACATCGTTAGCACAACTTCGTGGCTCAGGTTCGATTGCTCAGTTATCTGACATCGTTATCGGATTAGAACGCAACGGACAGGCTCTTGATGCGATTGAAAGAAACACAACTCATGTTAGAGTATTGAAGAATAGATTTAGTGGCTATACTGGTGGTGCTAGTGATTTGCTTTACAATCCTAACACCGGACGAATGATGGAAATTAAGGATACATTATGAACGAAGATTTAGTTAAACAAGCACGACGCTACGCTGAGAAAGATGAATACCATGTTACTAAGCGTTACATCACTGAACTATGCAACGAGATTGACCGCTTACGCAACATCAACAACAATGTCTTTAGTCGTATCCAAGACAACAAAGATGTTTGGGAAAACTCTGAGCGTTATCTCTGGTTACGCAACGCTGCTTGGGATGTTGGCTTTGAAGATGTAGCACCGATTGTTGTGAACTGCGATAATCGTATGGAAAAGTTTGATTGGCTTGAAGGACATAACCTTGACCGCTGTATTGACGAATGGAGAAACAAATGATTTATTACCGTGAAGAACCTGTTGGTGTTGTTGGAACATTTAGAGTTACTAAGACTTACACTGTAACTGTTTACGCTGACCGTGAATCTGAATTAGATTCCGCTATCGAAGAAGCAAAGATTAGCGAAGACGATTTAGATGATGTTGAATACGAACTAACAGGAGTCGACAGTGCCGGTTTCTAATATTAAATGGTACGGGACAACCTTATGTCTCATCGGGATTGCATTGACTAGCTTTAATATTTATCCGTTGAACATTCTGTTTGGTTTGGTCGGTAGCGGGTTATGGACTGCTGCTGGCTATATGCAAGACGATACTCCGCTAGTGTTAGTAGAGTTTGTTGCAACTGTGTTATACGCAATCGGATTGATTAGCTATGTTTACTTTGCGGTAGCTCAATGGTTGCTGTAAATGGTTTGGAAATGTCCGCCACTACACCTACCGAATTGGAACAACTTTTGGAAATGGAAAGAACAGATGTCTAATAAATTAGTAGAAGAAGCTCCGTATCATCCGGGATACGAAGATGCTGTCTTTACTCCAGCAATGCGTAATGTAAACGCAACTCATGTTGACTTTGGTTTTCTTCGTGGAATGATTCCTAGTAATCCACACTTCATGCCGTCAAACATCGATATGGTGTTAGAGCGTAAAGGACAGTTTTTATTCGGTGAATGGAAGCGTGAAGGTGAAACCATGAAGAAAGGACAGCAAATACTTTTACAACAGCTTTCTTGGTATCATCCTGTGTTAATTATTACTGGATATGTTGATAGAGAACCTCATATTTCTTTAATTGAAAAAGTTATTCCGGGATTTGACGACTATGAAGAAATTGGAAAGTCAAGCGAAGATTTAATTCGTATTTTACAAAACTGGTACAAATCCATAGAGAGAACACCTAAATGAGCCACCCTGACCAACGATTCGGAGGAATTACTTATGCACAACATGGAGACGATATTGTTATTCGCTGCATTTTTGATAGTTTGGGTATTGATAATCCATCATACCTAGACATCGGAGCACATCACCCTACCAACATTAGTAACACGAAGCTGTTTTACGATACTGGCTCTCGTGGTATCAATGTCGAAGCAAATCCATATTTGTTTCAGCAGTTCATGATTGAAAGACCAGAAGATATTAACTTGAACTTTGGTGTCGGTAAAGAATCAGGCTTTTTAGATTTCTACATGGTTGATGAGTATTCCGGTCGTAACTCCTTTGACCACGCAACAGTAGAAGCCTTTATTGCTGAAAATCCTGAGTTTAAGATACATGAGATTAGAACACTGCCAGTAATGACAGTTGCTCAAGTTTTAAGCAATCGCACTATTCCTGACTTCTTAACGATTGATGTTGAAGGTCTTGATTACGAAATCCTCAAAAGCATTGACTTTAAGCGTTATCCGTTTAAGGTTATCTGTGTTGAAGTTGGCAATAGCGACAAGATTAACTATGCTGATGCCGTTAGTGTCTTGTTGGATGAAAACAACTATTTCTCATTGATTCGCTGCGGTGCTAATCTTATCTTCGTTGCAAAACAATACGAACATCTGGTAAGATAACTACATGAAAATTGTTCTTGACATTGAAACCAGCAGTAGACACGATGTGATTTGGCTTTGTGTCACTAGAAACATTGAAACAAATGAGGTTAAGGTATGGAAGCAAGCAAGTGGATTACAAGAGTATTTGGCAAGTTGCGATTTGATTATAATGCACAACGGAATCAACTTCGACTCCCAAGTACTCAAAGAGACTTGGAAAGTTACGATGAAATTGAGCCAAGTGTGCGACACGCTCGTGTTAAGTCGCCTACTCAATCCAAGCCTCGAAGGAGGACACAGTCTTGAAGCATGGGGACAGCGTCTTGGTTTTCCAAAAGGAGACTTCTGCGACTGGGATGCTGGCTGGTCTCAAGAGATGGAAGACTACTGTATTCAAGACACACTCGTTACACAGAAGTTGTATGAGCATTTAATCAGCGAACTAAATGCACAAGAATTCTCACCTAAATCACAGGAGCTAGAACATGAAGTACAAGCAATCATCACGAAGCAAGAAAAAGCAGGATTTAAGCTGGACGAAGTCAATGCTTTATCTCTTTTGGCTGAACTTAAAACTAAGCTGGACGCTATTCAAGTTGAAATGCAAATCATATTTCCTGCCAAAGTCACCACTGGACGAGTTCACAAATCGTCAGGGAAGCCTCTTCGGGACATCGTTGAACCTTTCAACCCCGGCAGCCGCAAGCAAATCGCCGAAAGGCTCATCGAAAAAGGCTGGAAGCCCACGAAGCACACCGAAAAAGGTAGCGTCATCGTCGACGAAACCACGCTCGAAGGTCTCGACTTCCCAGAAGCGAAAGCCATCGCAGAATACCTAATGCTTCAGAAGCGGATAGCACAGGTAGAATCGTGGCTAGAAGCTGTTGAATCTGATGGTCGAGTACATGGTCGAGTTATCACTAACGGAGCTGTCACAGGTCGTATGACGCACATGAGTCCTAACATGGCTCAAGTACCTAACAGTGGTGCGGTATACGGTCCTGAGTGTCGTGCTCTGTGGACTGTTGAGAAAGGCAATAAGTTAGTCGGTATTGATGCTTCAGGTTTGGAGCTTCGTATGCTGGCTCACTACATGAACGATG